CTACAGTGTAGACATTGCCAACGGATTGAGCTTGGCGGCTTCTTCCAGGTGGTCGGGTGCGAAGTGCGCATAGCGCATGGTCATCGTTATGGATTGGTGGCCAAGTATTTGTTGTAGCACCAGAATATTCCCTCCGTTCATCATAAAGTGGCTCGCGAAGGTGTGACGTAGTACGTGAGTTAACTGGCCTTCCGGTAGTTCGATTCTTAGCGTTTTTATAGCGCGTGCAAAGGCTTTATAGCGGTTGCCAAATAGACGCCCAATTTTTCTCCGTTGTCTTAGCTGCTTGGCCAGGCTGGGGGCGATGGGCACGGTGCGTGTTTTGCCTGACTTGGTGCCCACGAAAACAATGCGATCATTACGGACGTTTTCAGCCCTGAGTGATTGGGCTTCGCTCCATCGTGCGCCGGTTGATAGGCAGATAACCGTAATGAAATAGCAGTCTTCTGTTTCGTGAAGGCGGAGGTGGTCAAGCAGCAACGTTATTTGTTCTTGGTCAAGGTAGCCTTTTTCGGTTTCATCTGTGCGCACTTTGCGTATTTTCTGCATAGGGTTGCCGTGAGGCCAAAGTGATAGCCGCTCTAGCTCGGAGAAGACCGCTTTTAGATACGTGTGTTCATGGTTAATGGTGTTTGGCTTCACTTCTTTTAAGCGTTCACTACGGTACTCTACCCACTGTTGAGCAGTAAATTTTGTAGCTAATGGGTTGCCGAGTGCATCGGTAAGTTTACGCAATGAGCGAACCCGATCGGGTGCACTTTTTAGTGTATGACCGTGATGCTCATACCACTGTTCTACTAAATCGCGCAAACGACGTTTATCACGTCGAAGTTCCGGGATATCTTCACCAGAAGCACCCAGGCCCATAATCTTAGCTTCAAAGCGTTTTGCGGATGCTTGCTGTTTAAACGTCCGACGAACCCGGGGGCCATATCTACCCTTTGGCCAGCAGTCTACCTGCCACCCTGTTTTGACTCTCTTAATGCCCATTACGCTGCTTTCCCTACTAATCGTCGTTCTATCAATTTCTGCTCTACTATTTGCCTGAATTGGCCCGAGTCGACCCCTTTGCGCCGGTAGTATTCTGCTAAGTCTTCCCACATGCCGGAGCGTTGGAGGAAGCGAACCGCTTCATGGGTGCGGAAGCCTTGCCGGGCATAAATGCTGATGAGGTTGCCAAAGGCCAGGGTGACGTTTTTCTCATTACCTAAGCCAGGTGCCTTACGAGCGCGTTTGTACATGAAGCCGGGTTCATGACAGTAAAAGCGGGCGTCTTCCTGCATGACTTGCCATGCGGGATCAATAAGGTTCCGGCGGGTATCTAGGCGGTAGGATTGCATAGCGGTACGCCAGAGGCCGGAGAGGTGCGGTACTACATCGATAAAGCGGTTGAATCCGTGGGAGTCGTCCAATACTTCGCCGGTATCCACGTTGCAGGGTATGCCCTGGGCAAACTCACGCAGTACCGATTGATGAAAGCGCAGCTCAATACGCCAGACGGTTTCGTCAGGATCATAGGCGGGGCTGAGGTCGTCTTTTACAGCGTGTTGCCAGATGCCTTCCCATAGATGCATTTTATCGCGGTGCTTGGCTTCAAGGGTCTTGTTGTAGATGGCACATTGCAGGGCTCCAGCGGTACCAAACATGTAGGTTTCGCCGCGGCCGTAGGTGGTGGCAATGGTGCTGTGGGCAAACTCCAGTTCGTCAATGCCGTCGATCCGCATGATTTTCTTGGAGCGGGTCACGAAGCGCTGCATGAAGTCTTTTGGGGGTTCCCAGCCCTGGACGTCTAACGCCAGGTGAATGGCACAGCCGACCGGTTCCACATAGGCGAGCATATGAGCTGCGATGTTGTACATGAAGTCTTGGCACTGCTGGGGGCTTCGCTCCTGGATGAAGTGGGGAGAGAGTTCGATTTTTAGGTGGGTGCCGATGTTCTCCACCTTGGTATGCCGTGCCTGAAAGAACACGATGACGCCTAGCTCATTATTCTGGAGACGGTAGCGAAAGCCTGAACCGGCTGCGCCGGCTCCTACTGCCCAGGTAACGTCGAATAGCTCCATGGTGGCACCATGGCCTTCGTTATAAACGTTAATAATTTCGTCAAATTGGTACAGACAGGGTTTACCCTGGTAAAGCTGCCGTACCGTGTCCACACCTGCGTTTAGCAAGCGGATATCATCCAGCTCACGCTGACCTGCCGAGCTGATCAGCAATTTTCCAAACGGGTCCTGTTCGCCTTTCTCCAGTGAGGCAATCGAATAACGGTTCCAACGTTCCATGACCTTTCCCTTAATTTTTTGAAATGCTGTTATGTGTTGTAGCGAGCTGCTTTAACGGGTTTCGTTGTCACTCTGCGAGACGTGTTACAGGGATGGTCTCGACTGCTTGCCGCCAGTTCATCGCCACGAGATTGGCCGTAAGTGAGCCGCTTTGATCATGGATGTTGGCGAGCTGGGTAGCGTCGTAGCGAGGTAGCACGGTGGCTTGAAGCAGTACGTGGAGGTTAGTGCGTTGGGTGGAAGTGGATTCGTTCTGGAAGAGACGACCGGCAATGGGAACGCTGGAAAGACCTGGAACGCCAGAGACCTGGGAACGGTCATCTTGTGACGAGAGGCCGCCTAACAGCAGTGTTTGGCCGGAGCGTATTTGTACGGTGGTGTTTATTTGGCGTTGGTTGGTGATGATATCGGATGCCAGCAGAGAATCCGTGAGCGAGTCGGCGGAGGTGGTGATATCCATGATGACCAAGCCGGAGGCGGTGACTACGGGCAGCACGTTTAAGCGTATGCCTACATCGCGGCGCTCTATGGTCTGAAAGGGGCTGTTAACGTCCGCTGATTCGCCGGTCACGCGGCCTGTGACAAACGGCACGTTCTGGCCGATGGAAATAGTGCCGCGCTTACCGGAGAGGGTAAGAATTTGCGGCGTGGATAACACGTTAGAGCGTGAGTCACGCTGTAACGCATTGATGGCAAAGGCGAGTATATCCCCGTCGAATATCCCGAAAGTGCCGCCCGAAGAGGCTAGCGATGTGCCGAGGTTGGCCGTATTGAAACCACCGGCGACACCGCTACCGGTTGCCCGTCCGAGTGATACGCCTAGGTCGAAAGTGTCGCCGTCCGTGGTTTCAAAGATAACCGCCTGAATGAGCAGCTGCGGGTGGGCAACGTCTACCTGGGGGAGCAGCTCCTGGAGCTTGGAGAGCTGTTTTTCTGGGCCTTTGGCTAATAGGCCGTTAGAGGCATGGAGTACCTGGACACGTGCAAGGGGGGTACCGTCTTGGGCGTTCTGGGTCAGAAAGTTTGTCACCAGCGGGGCGACATCATCAGCGCGCACGTTATCGAACGAAAACAGGTGCGTTGCCTGGGGCTTTTCGGGTGGTGTCAGGGTCGGCACGTTGGCAAGGGCGTCGGCGGGATCGTGTAGGCCTCTTGGCTGAGGTGCTTGGCTTGCCGGGGCAACGGTCGGCGGGTTGCCGGGCAGAATAGTGTAACCATGCGAACTCAATACCCCTTGGAAGAATTCATCGAGCTGATGATCCGGCACATCGGGGGCGTACACCGTGAGTGTGCCGGTGGCCGTGGGGTGAATCGCCAGCGGAGTATCGGTTTGCTCAACGTACCAGCGCACAAAGTCCCGAATATCGGTGTCTTGCATCTGAATGGGGGCGGCATAGGCGCTGATGGCGATGCCGGTGGCCAGGGCGAACGTGGCAGCGGTTTTAGCAGCGAATTTCAGCATGGGTAACTCCATTTTCTACGCGAACATGGCAGGCGCTCACCGGGACGATGCCGAAGCCTTGGCGGGCGAGATCGTCGGTGGTAAGGGACTGTTGGTTGCTATCAATGAGGCGGTAAGCGGTGTGGTCGCCAAACTGGCTAAAGCTGGCGATACGGGTGGTGCTGAGGTCGGGCAGTGCTAACGGTGCAGCGGGAGGAGTGTCATCTGGTGAGCGAGCGTTGACACGATCCGCGACCAGGACAGAGAGGGTGATAAAGCAGCCCAGGGCAAACGAGGCCAGGGAAAGAAACGGACGGTTAAAGCGTTTCCAATAAATACGGGTCATTTTCATATAGAAACTCGCATCACGTAGTACCCGAAGCCTGCCGTGGGTGAGCCAGGGCGGCAGCACGGAGTAGGCGCCGTGGGGGTAATGGTCGGAGAAGGCTTGCTTGGTGTCATACGCGGGGTAAAGCGCGCGACCGGTATACGTCCAGCGTTCTACCGTGAGGCTTTGCGGTGAGTCGCCGTATTTGACGATACCCAGATGTACCTTGGGCAGGGGCATTTTTGAGCCCACAAACATCGAGTAGAGCGCGCCGATAAACGGCACGGAGACGCGATCCAGACGGCGGCAGTAAACAACGTGTTCAGCGAGGGCGACGCGGGCTTGCTTGTCCATGATCGACAAGTCTTGGATCAGAAAAATGATATCCCAGCCCAATTTGCGGGCATGGAGAAACCAGTTAATGACGTCCTGGCGGCTTTTATCGTTCCAGGAACGGGCGTTAAACCAGGTACCGCATTCATCGAGTACCAACAGGCCGTTCTTGTTTTCGTCGTAATCCTCGGTACCGGTGCCGATGGCTTCAAGGTCAGCAAGGACGGGTTTATCAGGGATGCGGTAGCATCGGGTAAGCTTGGCTTTTTCACCAATCAGCTTATCCAGGTTTAAATCCAGATTGGTGGCGACCTTGCAGCCCTGGTTAAGCTTGTCTTTGATCTTGCCCACGGCGACCAGGGTTTTTCCGGCACCCAGTTTGCCGGTGACGACATAGACGGCCATTAGAGAACGGGCCTCCCTTGCTCCCAGTCGATCAGCTGCTTTTTCTGCTGGAAGACCCACATGGCCACCTTGCTGCTATAGATAGCGGCAATGCAGCCTTCAAGGTTGTCAGGTTTGACCGCCGCCATACCGTTCGCCAGCTCGGAAGGAAGCGATGCGTTAATGCCATTAATGATCAGCGCGAAGGTAGTCGCAAGCGCTGCCAGAAGCGTTAGGTAAAGCGTTGTCCATACCAACATACCGGCCAAGCGGCTGGTAAAGCGTGATGCCACCCGCGACACCAGCCATTCCAGAATGCGCGTGAAAAAGCCGACAATCGCGCCCACGCCGAGCAGTGCAGGGAGTGCCATTTATGCCGTCCTCTGTTCAGAGCGAAAAAAGGTGTCGACGATGCTAACGACCGTCCAGAAATAGATAATCCAGGTCAGCCAGAGCTTGATGGTGTTAAACGCTTGGCAGGAGATTTCCATAGGGCCGAACTGGAGCGGTACGCAGCCACCGGACGGCAAGGAGGGAAGGCGGGAAGTAATCTGGTCGGCAATGCTGGAGGTAGCTCCATCACCGATTTCATCCATTAAGGTTTTAACGTCCTCGCCGTATTGGGTTTCCTGGTCGTTAAGGCGATCCAGCGCTGTATCCATACCGGTGGTATTAAGAAGGTCATCACCTTCACCAACCTGCTCAGTAAATCGCCCAGCGAGATTATCGACCAGGCTATCTAACAGCCCTGGAATAGCGTCAAGCAGCCCTTCGCCATCACCGTCACCGCCTGAGTTCTCTCCATCAGCCTCAAAGCGATCAATGGCATCCGTAACGGTATTGCCTAACGAATCGAACGCAGCAGAAAACCGCGTGTTTTGGTCATCTAATTGGCGGGATAGATTATCGGTTCGATTATCTAGTGTTTGATTAAGGGTATTGGTTTGTGAGTCTAAGGCGCTGTTAACGGTATCGGTCTGCGCGGCTAGGCTGCTGTTAAGTGCGTTAGTCTGAGCGGTGGTAGCGGCATTAAGCGTATCGGTCTGCTGGTCAATCTTGCCCATTGTGTCGTTCGACAGCGCACGAATAGCGTTTTGATTAGCTCTACCCGCAGATTCAATCGCAGCAATAATGGCTGACTCATCCAGGTCAAACTCAGGCACCGTAGAGCCACCGTCACCAGAGCCACCGCCACTAGAGCCACCACCGGTAGAGCCACCGCCACTAGAGCTACCACCGGTAGAACCACCACCAGTAGAGCCACCACCAGTAGAGCCACCACCAGTAGAGCCACCACCAGTAGAGCCACCGCCGTTAGAACCATCATCAGTAGAACCACCGCCCGTATCGCCATCGCCCGTATCACCATCGCCACCATCAAGGGTGACACCCTCTCGATTAATAACAATGTCGCCATTACTATCGACATGACCAAACCAGTGAGGAGCAATATCCCACTCAACCAAATAAAACCCACCATCGATAAATACGCAATTGGACCTGGACGCACAATAATCATCAGCACCCCTAATCGGGAGCTTACGTAAAAAGTCAGCAGACGCAGGGTTGCCGGGTGAAGGATAATCGGAGTTAGAAATTTGTCTTAAATCTATATCATTTTCATCATTTGCTAGCCGAAACTCCCCAACTTCCCCCGTCGAAGTGGACTTAAGCGTAACCGTGCAATTTTCATTATCACAAACAGCTCCAGCACCTGTAACAGAGCATGTGCCCCCTTCAATAGAAACAGAACCACCAGACGTTAAATAATCAGCAGAAGAGTGGGAAAGAGGAACCGAAGAGCCCGAATATTGTTCGCACTCTTCATCAGTTTTTGGAGGAATGCCAAGAGGGTTTTCATAGTAGAAATCAAAATCAACCGGTGCACTACGCCTAAGAGTGCACCACCCTTGCCCAAGGTCAGCTCTTTGGCCCCATTCGCCTGCTCTAGGATTATGACGTATACGAAAATACGTTATATAATCCGCCGTTACTTTTTCTGCGTAAAATTTGTCAAAAACACCATCAAAACAAGGATTATCAGTGGCAAATGAATAATTTGAAAACATCATTAAAAAAGGAATAGTTAATAGTAGTAAGATGGCTTTTTTAATCATGCTTTCCCCCCTTTATATAAAAAAAGGGGCGTTTTCCGCCCCCTGGTGATCCCTTTTAGCGTTTTATTAAGAGGCGCGGTTAGCAAACTTCTTAAACAACTTGATACCGATTAACGCAGCGGTAATAGACGCTACTACCGGCCAGGCATAGCCCACCATGTCAGAACCCGTTGACTGGATTTCACTAAAAGCAGCGGCAGCACCACTAGTAGCTTCCTGGGCGTGAGCGGCAGCCGACCCCATTAGAAGGGCAGCACCGCCAGCGGCTTTACCACGAGTACCGGTAGCGGCTTGTTTTACGTGTTGTGCGAGGGTGTTTAAGGTCATGTGACAGACTCCATAAATTTCTTAGTGATGACGATGATGTGTCCGAATGCCCAACCGAGGGCGTAGGACGTGAAAAGGGAACCAACTACAAACGTTAGGCTTGGATCGTTCATCGTTGGCCCCCACTTATGGCACCGATCCCAAACGCGAGAATGAGACCGACGCAATAAACCAGGAGCCACAGACCCGAGAGTTCGCTAGTGTCCATGGCTCACAAATCCTATTTCTTATCGCTGGTAGCGGTCGGGGGCTGATGGCTACCGGTGGCGTTGGGTTTGCGGGCCGCCAGTACGTGCATGGTGGCTTTACCTCCTGATGAGCGAAATTCGATATCCAGTTCTAGCGGGCACGGCATATGGGGGGCGTAGGCGTGAAGCTGATCGAGAATTTCATAAGGTGCTGACATCGTGCTGACTTGGTTGCCCAGCTGATTTTCGTTGTCGGACGCTGAGGGTTGCATGATGGTGACTTTGGCGCCTTTAACGCCGTTGTCCATGCTGTAGCGAGAGGCGCCGATTACGTGGGCTTGAATAGTGTTGATCATGGTCATGGTTCCTTATCGTTAGCGTTGGGTTCTGGCGGCCTGGGTTAAGCAGTAGTCCGCGAGAATGGCTAGCTCAGTGGTTTCAGGTGTAATGCCGTCGAGGACTAATACGCGGTGTTCTGCTTGCGCGTAGTAGGTCGCGGCTCGTGCAAAATCCCTGCCGTGGAGGCACCGCTGGCCCCGCTCCCTCAAAGCTCGGGAATCGAGGCAGGGGGTGTCCCCTACCCGCCCTCCGTGGCCCTTCTGTCTTGTCGCACGGCAGCCCACCCCGGCACGGCTGTCAACCGCTCGTGCCTCGGGTGTGACAGCCGCGCCGGGGCGGGCTAAGGTCGCCGCACGACCGAAGGGCGACGGATGACGGGCAGGGGACATTGATCAGGCCTGTGTGGTGGTGGGAGCGGGAGGCACATCACCACCTGGGGCTTCCAGCGGTGCTTTATCGCCGCCTTCTAGCTGGGTAATGCCGTGCTGAATTAAGCGTTCTCCCAGGGCCGAGGGGGTAAGGCCGTGGGTGCCTGCCTGGATCAGATACCGGCTATGAATTTCCTGATCGAGGAAGACCCGGATGGGCTGTTTTTTACTCATGTGTATAACTCCGTAAGGGCTAAAGGCCGTTGTGGATAACGGTCGGCGCGTTAGCCGTGGGGGTGTGGATAGAGGCGCCGGTAGCACAATCCCTAATAAGCGAGGGGAGACATCGGTAGATAAAGGGGCGCGGTCGGTGGCCTGGGCAAGGCCGTAGTGCTTGGTGAGGTAGTCAAGAGCGTGCTGGTAGTGCTTAAAGACGAGGCCACACGTAGTGCCTTCATAGACGTTGGAGACACGGGTAATGGTGGTGTCGTCCAGGTCGAGCGCTGGCAGGTGTTCAATAGGCACCGCAATAAAGCAGAAGCCACCTGCTGGAACGATGTGTTGATGCAGCAATATATTGGCGGGGGTGGTTTTACCGTCCAACAGAAGGCGCTGAGTGCAGATAGTCAGGCCTTCGATAGCCAGCAGCGTGCAGGGCGCTTCAAGGGTGGCAACGGGGGCTAGAGTGGTCATTAAGTCCAGTCCTCCGATTGCAGGCACTCAGCAGTAAAGAGCGCGACATTAACGAGACGACGACGGCCCACTTTTATAATGGGGAGGTTTCCCTGGTTAAGCTGGCCCCGGATGGTGTCTGGGGTGAGGCCAGTGAGTTCAGAGAAACGCTCTATCGTCATGACGGGCACTTGAGGTGCGGGGACGTGGGGCGTGTTGCTCGTTTCCATGCTGTACCTGCTCGCTGTGGCATGTTGTGTTAGTCTTCTTTGAGTCAACATATAGACATGCGAATTTTGACTATATGTTGCTAGCGTGTACTTAAAATAAAGTACACTCATATCTAAGGTTACTCAGAGTTGAGTATATGTCAAGCGAGCTTGCACATAAAATCCGTGAAATTCGTGAGGTGGAAACTTCAGGAAGAGGGGAGTTTTCGCAACTTATTGGAATTGCTAAGAAAACTTTAGAAGGTATAGAGCAAACAGGAAGAGTGCCAAAAGGCGATCTTTTGGAAGCTGTTTGCCAGCAATGGCCGAAGTACACGCTTTGGTTAATGACTGGACAGACAAATGAACCGTGCGGACAAGTAAGCCCCGAGATAGAGAGGGCGCGCCGTATGTTGAAGCAAACAGGGACGGGTACCAACTAGCACAAAGGGTTGTGGATAGATGATTTTAGGGAGGGTAGAAGAATGAATAAATTAAAAACTATAAAGAGATGAAATGAATACTATAAATTTATGGCAATTATTAGAATCGAAGGTGTTAATCACCACACTTTTATTGATAAGTGTTGCCATAATTAAATTATAATTAACAACTCTTTTATAAAAATATTGATTTAGTAAAAAAAGAACTTCTAAATTGGAAAGATTAATTGAAAACGGTAATGCATATAAGAAAAACCGTTTTTAATTCGTCTACTGAAAGAGAGGTTTACAAAGTTTTAGAAAGAACATACGTGTCTAATAATTATATTTTTGCACAGGTGCTAATAGTAGGTGTAATAGTGCCTAATAACAGAAATATTATTTCAAAAGTAGAAAGTATATTTCTTTGTTTAGGCAAGTCTCACAGTGGCACTTTGATTACGTGATCTGTAGCAAAGAAGATTTTAGTATTAAATTTGTAATGGAGTTGGGCGATTCAAGTCTTGATCGACCTGATCGAAAAAAAAGGGACAGTATCTTAAATTCAATATGCATTGATGCTTACGTTGTGATAAAAAGAATGTAGTTGTATTGTATTGTTAATAAAATAAAGGTTGTTGATAATGATTAATCAATTTGCTGTGCCAGGCTTTTTATCATTCGGACTTGGTGCATTGTTAACATTTCTAATAAATATCGATAGTGATAATGTCGCTATTATGACAGCGGCATTAATAGCAGCATTGTTAACATACTATAATTCTTTGGTTACTGTTCATAATAAGAAAAAAGACTATAGGGAAAGAGTCACTGAGAACATAGTCATGAAAGGCAGAGAGTTCATTGAAAGAACTGTTGAACTTAGGGTTAAAGCTATATCCTATATGCCTTTAAAAAAAGAGTATGAGGATGAAGTGCAATTCTATAAAGAAGAACTTAATAAGCTTAAGTTTAAGGTGAGCGATATTGAAACCAATAAAGTTAAAATTGATAAAAGCAGTAATGATCTTGATGAGGCCTATAAAAAATTAAATTTTTTTAGGGATAAGTATTTTTCTGACTATGATAAGTCAAGGTCAAAGCTAAATGAAAATTTAGTTTTTTTTGGAAGTCTCAAGCTGGATTGTGAGAATAAAGCTGAAGTTTTATTAGATGAAATTGAGTTGTTGGATAATTTCTATTTAAGTGAAAAGAAAAGCAAGCAATCTTTAGCTGAAGATATAGTTATAAATATTGCTGATACAATGAAATCTTTAAAAGATGAAGCTACAGCTCCCAGTCTATATAAAATCGACAGTTCTTTGATAAATGACTTTTCTGCCTATGAAGTTGAGCTAAGAGATTTTTTAAATTTAATAAGAATGGAAGTTTTAAATGGAGTAACAGTTGTGGACAAAGCAGAGGAGAAAGAAAGAAATGATATTTTTAAATTAACTGTTGTAGTTTTTCTCATAGGTATAGGATTTATGGTATCGAATGGTTTTAAAGTTCTAGGTGGATAAAAGTGTCCACACAAACATGCTAGAGGGTGCTGAAATGAATTTCACTGGTTCTGTAACCCTCTGATATGCTGGTTTGTGCTGCTCGGTCAGGTTCTTGTAATCAGTAGGTCCCGGGTTCGACTCCTGGTGTCGGCACCATCAAAAAGATGGTTAAAAGCAACATATTAGAGAATCCGAAAAAGCCATCCGAAAGGGTGGCTTTTTTGTGCGTGTTTGAAAAGTGCCTGTAGCCAATTAAGCGGCCGACTTTTTCTATCAGAAACCGATATGGGATACATCCTGGGCAATCGCCGTATCTTCTATACGTACAAGAAGACAACGCTCAACCAACGAGGTGGTTGCCAAGTAGTATTTCAGGGAAGTGGCTATCGTCGTGTGCTGCTGACGTAGATACAACTCTACAAGTGATAGTCCGAAAAAATGAGCTGATAGAGAGGGGGCTGTTATTAGCCTGGGTAGAAGTGGAGGGGCCTTCCTTGGCCTATCGCGCTTCCTTGATCCTTTCGCATACTGCCTTCCATTGCCCTTCCCTGGGCTAGCGCGACTCAAGTGGGCTACTGCGATTAGTAGCACTTAAAAGTGTAGCTACTTCTATAGAAAATAATGTAGTCAATCGACGACAATATTTGTAAGTATTTTCTTACATGGAAACAATAATTTTATAAATTTCAAAGCTCTTTGCTATGCCACATTAAATCTTCTTATGATTGCCATCGTGGCGATGCCTCACGTTGGGGAATCGCGATACAGCTGGAATGTTACGAACCTTTAGAAGATCAGCATGTGGGGGTAAGGGCGAAGCTGTAAAAGATAAGTAATGCGGAATATAAAAACAGCAACGCCCCAATAAAGGGGCGTTTGATGTACTCATGCCTTCCTGGCGTGTGGTCACTCGTCCTGAGTGGAAATTCCTTTTCGTTGGTGGCTTCCTGCCGCCGACAACTTCATACTAGACCATGTATAATATGTGCACAAGGGTTGGGGAGGAAAAAATATACCGAAACTTATATTTTTCTTTTCCAAGCTTGATTTCTTCTTCTCTATACATCATTCGTACCTCTCTATACAT